ACGCTGTATGTACTGTCGTTGTGAGGATAAATCCATTATCTTTTACCTCTATTCTTTACATCTAAGCGTATATTACCGACTTGGAAGTCTTGCGTTTTGCTGCCTGTGACTGTCATTTGTACTTGACGTGCGGTAAATCTTGCATCGGTATAGCCATCATTTTCAAAGGTAAATGATCCAAAATCTTGTTCCGCACCAAGCGGAGTAAATTTACCTTTGAAACTAAGGGTTACACCAGGTAAAGAGTTTGCTTCTTCGTCTGGAATAATCTGATTGCATTGCACATATCTATCACCATTGCCGATTTGTATTGGCCCTGTTTGACAGAAAGGTACTTGAGAATTAATGCTAGGTGAATTATCTAAAGATGTTGATTCGTGTTCGTAAACAAAACCACTAGAATCACCTGCGATTGGATAAGTAAATGCACCTTGGTCAATCCATGCACCACGATCCATAGAACCTATCGACCATACATTATCAACATAGTTCCATATCACATATTTGTTTGATGAATATTGCGAATCGCCTACAGGGAATCCCCACCATATCTCATTAAAGTTAGAGTTATGTCCACCCCATGATGCGGCTCTACCTGCAACATTAATGTTGTCAAAGACATAATCATGCACATCGCATTTAATCTCTCTAACCACACCATCATAAACAAAGAATGAGTTTTCACCCATCCATGCTAAAAAGTTACCCGTAGATACTACAGCTTTAGGGCTTATAGATTTACAGTTTTGACCTGCATCGGCAATACCATAAACAAAAGGTGAGCCAGAATAATACATTCTGTTGATACCTGTATCACTAAAAATTATGACATCGGATCTAAACTTAACAGCAAACAAGGCTCGTCCACCTGTAGGAATAATTAAATCACCTGCGGTATTGGTTGCTTTTGATGTCCAAGTATTACGATCTTCTCTGGTTGACCATGCAATCTTTCTTGGATCACTGGCTGAACCTATAGCCACTAAATGTCTTTCATTAGTTACCAGTGTTGATAAATTACCTGTAGGTGCGTTGGTGACTACAGTTGCAATGGTGTCGGCTGTACCGCCTGAGTTTGGTCGCCATTTGTAGATTTTGCCATCTTTAGAAAAGGTAAAGACTAAATCCTCACCCCAGTTATCAAAAGAAAAATAACCTGCTTGTAAAACTAAGCCTGATTGACTTCTTGCATCGCCATAATCTTCAACACCCCAATGATATGCACCATAGCCCAAAGGATCATCGCTTGCATCATTTACAAAACCTACGGGTGTTATATCTGTCCAAGTATTGTTATATAAAACATAAACCTTTTGTCTTGTGCCAACTGCAAGGATGTTTTCACCTGTGTTGTCTTTGTGTGCAAATAGACCAATAACTCCACCTGTAAGTGCTGAATCTCTTAATTTGTCCCAACCACCGATAGGTTTTAAGTAGCCATTCTCAAAACGAACTAAATCACCATCTACCCAACGACCTTTGTTTGCGTAGTCAGTTCCGTTTTTTACGATCCCTGCTGGGGGTGTTATTGGAAATAATGCCATAGCCTTATTGTATAAGAGCTTGGTTTATGTGTCATTAAGAAGATGGAGCTGTAGGCCATTCTCCTAATGGTCTTGTGCCTGTTTCTGGGTCGTAAACATAAAGTGCTTCTAACCCATCAACATCGCTTACACCATCAATTAAACCCTTCATGGTCGATGCGGTTGATCTAACATTAGTTCTAAAGGTTGACCAATCTGAAGGTATAGCTGTTCCAGACTCTTGATTTCTTACAACCAACCAATCGTTTGGTTCTAATAATGAGTAAGCCTGGCTATCTATAACTTCTTTGTGTAATGTTTTAAGGCCTTTATTTACATTACCATCATCATCAGTTGAATCATCTAATGGTCTTGCAGTTGCAGTTCCGTATGAAGCGGTGACTGTATCGTCTGCAAAAGTAAATGATTGATCGGTGTTAATGTAATATTCAGGGTTTTTATAATTGGTGTTATTGATAACGACCTCATATATACCGATACCCTCAAGATCATCGCTTGACCATACGCTAAAAATATTGGCAGGATAGTTTACATCCCCAATAGTTATAGCTTTAGGGTTGTTATAAACCTTGCTTATTTCGTTGTTTTCTACTAATGCCCACATAATTAATTCCTATTATATATTATCTTGCTGTTGTTGGTATCCCTGTTGATGTTGTAAATGGATTCTCTGCAAATGCTAAAAAAATATAAGTGGCATTGGATGTACCTATGTCATTGTTATTTGACCTTACTTTTACACCATTACTTACAAAATCACATAATACTGTGGTTGAATCAAATTCAGCATTACCTCCATTGGCATAAAAATATCTACCACTAGGATTTATACCGTCTCGTTTATTATCAAACATCAACCAGTTACCTGTGTTGTCAGTTCTTTTGCATACAAAAAATGCAGGTTTAAATCCTGTATAAACAAATGTACCATCTGCATTTCCATTACCTGTATATTTTCCAAACTTGCTATAGCCTTGCTTTTCTTTAAAAGCATAACAAACTGTGTTTTTGCTTGAAGCTGTAAAGGCTTGTGATAATGTAATCAAGGTGCTTGTAGGTGCCGCTCCCCAAGATACTGTAGCCGCATCGCCTGTTGTATTCCATGCCACATATTTATCACTTTGGTCTCCCATACCAACATGGTTTACCCACCAACCAAAATCATTATTTCTTGCTTTAATCATAAAAAATTCAGGAACTCCGCCCAAACCATGCCCAATTGTTGTGTTGCCTGACGATGCACTTGTAAACGTACTAATACTAAATCCTGCTGTTGTATTTACTTGTAATGTATTAGTGGTATTGCCTTCTGTATTAGATGATGTTGTACCACTGTTACAATGCCATTGCCAAGCTACATAAGGAACATTATTGGTATTGACTTCTCCTAAATCGCCTACTGTAAAGCCATCAGTATTAAAAGCCTTTACACCAGTTGTTAAGGTTGCTTCTGTACTACCAAAATCAGTGAAAAGTCTTTTGGTTGCTCCTCTGGTACTGTCGTAAGTTGATGGGCTTACTCCTGCTGTTCTGTACTTTATAATAACCCAGTCAGGTTGCAAATCAGAGTTTCCACCATTTGTTACTGTTCTAGGGTCGTTACCATCACCTGTATAGAGGGTGGTTTGAAAATGTGCTGAACCATCATCTATTGTTGTATAAGCCATTATCCGTACTCCGCTAAGTTTTTAGTACAAATTGCATAGTAGCCTGATGGCGGTGCGTATTCGAAAACACCATATCCATTTGCATCACTTGCTGCACTTGAAACTGGAAAAGCATTATAACCACCATAGTTTACAAAAAAGTTTCTAAGTGGTTGATACATAGAAGTACAAATCATATGAGGTTCGTCTGCTACTGCAAAACCACCTGTACCACTAGAACCACTTGTAGGGTCTCCATCGGCTGAACCATTATTATGCCAAGCACCACCATTAATTCTTGAATAAACAAAATTATTATCCATATCTAGTGCGATTCCTAATATGTCACCTGAATTTACAGTATTGGTAGGCGGACTAATTGCACTACCATCATCATATCTAAATCTTGTTGAATCCCAGTACCATCCTATACCATCACCACTTGATTGACCACCATAGAAACTTGCATATCCACTATTTCCAAATCTAGCAGTAGGCACAATACTTGTCATAATAGCATCGCCATCAATCGTACCTGGATGTTTTGCTTCAAAATACCATTTACCGCTAGATAAAGATACAGATGCCATATTGGTTCGCCAACCTGTACCTGAACCTGTAGTAAGTTTTGTACCGCCTTCAGTATGTGTAATGGTGTCTGTGCCATTAAAAGGTTGAATTAAAAGTGGAGTACAAAAATTATTAGTAGGACTATCAGTAGCTTGATCGGCTGCTGCTATGTTGTTTAGAGTAAAGTTATTACCATTACCACTATCATCTGCACCAAGACTTGAAGAGTCTTTAAAGTCTAAATAAAATCCATTAGTGCCATAAGAACCTGTATATTCTTTAGGCTTCCAAATACCACTATCCTCGTCAGTTTCGCCAAAACTTGTAGGTGTTAATGCTGTACCATCAACAAAATTTACTT